TTTTAGTCGGACAGTTTGATTTAAGTAATAAATTGTAAGATATGGAAGCATTATTAATTATATGTTACATATCGTTTTGCATTGCCTTTCTTCGCTATGTAATTATTGATTATTTTAGGTTAAAAAAACGAATGAGAAATGAATCTAACAAATTAGCCGATGAATATGCAAGATTCTTTGAAAAGCATCCAGAATGCAAGAACCTTAATGAGGTTAATGAAAAGCTAAGAAATCAAGAATACAGGTCGCCACCTAATTATGGCGAGTACACTAGATTTTGCGAAGAACTTGAAAAGAGAAACGAATCAATTAAAGAAGATGAAAAAAATTAAAAACACAATAGCTGAAATAGTGCTATTTACCGTGTATATCACGATGAGAATACTAAGCTGTCTATCTTTCTGGAATCCATTTCCAAGATATTCAGACTGGAAAGTTTGCACAGAACCAGATTACAAGACTACGCATATTGGTAAATTTCTAGGGCTTTTGATTCAGGTAGCTGTCATTATGTTAATAAGACCGTTTATTTCGTTCTGGTGGGCTACATTGATTGGGGTGGTAGTACTGAACTTAGTTTTACTTGTAGTTTGGTTAATTAGAAGGGGAAGGAATGAATAAAAATAAAATAACAGATCGAATGAGTTTAGTTGTCAAAAGGCATTATCTAAAAAAATATAGACCTCTTTCAAAATATTTAATGAATCTTATTCGACGGCACAATTCAAATAAGACTTGCAATATTGATTAAACCAAAAAAGCCCCGATTAGTTCGGGGCTTTTCAGTAAATGTAGGTTATTTCTTTTTATTCGCTTCGTTCCATTGTTTGGTTACTTCTGCTCTAGTCAGAAGTTTACCATGTGAACGAATTACGCTATCAATCGAACGACTACGAAGAAACTCAACTCCAAGTTGAATAACTTCTTTTTTCTCTTTTCCTTCCATTACAATGCGTCTACTGTATTAGACAATTGAACAAGATACTTAGGAACAATTACACCTACTCGCAAATCATCACCTGCAGTTTGAGCGGTAATAGTCAACGTGTATTCTGGCTCGTTTCCTGCGGTGATCATATCATCTGGAACGTTTACGAATGTAACACTTGATGGTGTGATCGTGGTACCGTCAGTCAAATTGTAAACAGTCCAAACAGCACCATTTGCAGGTGTTAAATCAAGTCCGTAGTTGTACTTGTTTGAAGCTGTCGAAAAAGCGCTTAAAACCACTTGCAAAGTCGTAGACAATGAAGGTGTTAATGTCGCATCTAAATGACGTGCTGGCTTCAATGTTGTAGTAGGATTATAACCCAATTGCTCTTTATCCAAGAACACATCAACGCTGTTTTTCTCGTCAATCGGCTCAAGAACAAAAGTAACCTTTACCATTTGTGGCATTTCTGGAGAACGCTTATAAAAACGTGAAGTCAATGAACCTGAAACAATTCGTTGCCCGTACATTTTTGTATGGTCTTCATCTTTTTCAGCACCCGTAAATTGCCCGTCAATAGTCGGCATGTAGATTTGAGAATCTGAACAAGTCCAAGAACGCACATCTTCTGCGAAATAAGGACTTTGATTCCAAAATTCAGCGGTTACCGTAACAATTTCTCCTGTACCAAGTGAATAAGGCGTGTTATCGTCTGATGTAGCGAAATTCTCATCTGAACGACTGAAAGTTAATTTATCAGCAAACGGTGTCATGAAAATTCGCTTGTACGGATCGATAACCGACATGTCAACATAAGAAAGTAAGTCATTCCCTAGTGTTGCTGATGTTGTGTCAAGAAAGTTTTGATCCCCTAAAGAATCAAATAGTTTTTGGAATCCGAAAGCAACAGGTCTCCCCATTAGGCAATTTCCCTGCGATCCGAATCCTCTTTTAGTGGTGCAAGCCCCGCACCCTGCTATGTTAACTGGCATATTCTTTTTTGTATTTAATTGTTAATACTTAACAGCAACATAGTTGCTCTTCAATTTTTACTTTTAGTTTGAAACGCATTCCAGATAAATCAATTGATAAGACGTATCTAATAAATCCGTTTTCATTTTCCTTTCCAAATCTCGACAACTCCAAGTTTTGAACCGAACTAGTTCTCTCAATTCCGACTGAATCAAGGCTATCGATTCCATCAATTAACGAGTTTCCTAATTGCTTCATTGGATAAATCCCCTCAATGTGTCGTTGATCGTTAAAATGATCCTCAAACGAATATCTTTCCAAACAGAAGAAAGTGAAATCAAATATTTCATCTTGTGGCTCTCCGTATGGTCTGCGCTCGCTTTGAGTAGATTCTAGTAACCAAATCAAGGGTGTTATCGTTATTTGATCAGCTTGTATTTTGGCTAATTCCTCACCTTCAACTGAAATGGGTGTACCACTTCGAAACGATGGCATTTGAATTAAAATTGTGTCACCATAAGAAAGCAAAGCCAATGCAGAAGGGCGTGTTGCGTAAACGATATTATTCTCATAATCAACGTTAGATACTCCCCAAAAGAAACCGTCTTTATCTTCAAATGATTGCCCCTTCTTCATCCATTTAGCATCGCACACCTCAAAGTTAAACTCAGGATCAGAATTTAAAATAATCGTTTTAACCTTGACTTTATTGTCAATCAAAGTCAAAAGCAACGTTTCAAAAACTTGTTTTCCTGTTTTCCTTCCCATCACACCGCTGAATTAAACAACAATCTTTGTCCATTGTAGTCTGGGTAATCCGATTCGTTTTTCTTAATGTACCACTGAATCGCTCGCATGGTTGTAATTGAATTGTTCCAACGGTCGTAAACCTGGGATTCAGGCATTCCGTTGGAACTATTTTCAGTATTCGCTTTAGAAGTTCCCGAAACTGGATTAGCTTGTACTCGCTTATCAACCATGAAGTGCCAATAAATCAACCCCTTCAAATAGTATCGAATACCGTTTGAAATGTGAAGATCACCACACTCACCATCAATTTGAAAAGAGTTGAAAACAGCAACAAACAACGGATCGGTAGGGGCTGTTCCCGCACCAACATCTGCAATAAAAGCATCTGAAAGAGTAGCACCAAGTAACTTAGCCAAATAAATAGGCGTATAGTTATTGATGTACCCTTGCAAAACAGTTACTGTGTTCTGTTCTTGCGAAATACGGTGTTCCCCCGTGAAATCCGATGTTTGTAAAATTGCCATTAGTCAGTTGTTTCGTCTTTTTTGGTTTTTGATGGCGTAGCCGTCAACTCATCGATTGTCGTTTCTTTCTCCGCAAGCGTAGCCGTCAACTCATCGATTGTCGTTTCTTTCTCCGCAAGCGTAGTTGTCAACTCTTCGATTGTCGTTTGTAATGACTTTTGCGCATTATCACATCCAGCGCATCCAGATTTCTTAGTGCTTTTTTCGTAAACAGAAGCTAATCCGTTTGCGATGCACCAATTAGCGAGGGTAACGTTTCCGCGACCCTCGAATTCAACCTCTTGACCAACCGTATAATCTTTGTACGGCTTTTCAAAAACAACTTTTATTTTCTCTTCCATAACCCAATGAATTAAGGTGCTGTAATAGCTGTAATTGCTGTTGCAATGTCAGAACATTTCATGAATGCATCGCGGTTAATGATCTTAACATTGAATTGCAAACGAGCAACGCCAACAAGTGTTACCATTTCGTGTTCAATGTTATCGTTATTTTCAAACGATGTTTTAACAGTAAGCATTTGACGGTCAAGAATTTCACCTTGCATTGAATCGAATACGTAACAAGTGTTTCGAGCAACGATAGGAGACGTAACAACACGTAATCCTGCGATTGTGTTAGTTCCATCTGAAAGAGTTAAAATCACTTTGTCACCATTTAGATTTTTTAAGTTTTTGTAAACCGTATAATCAACATAGTTCAAAATGATAGTGTCAGGCATCCATTTGTTTTCCTGTCCAAACACATTGATTTGAGCAGACATAGCAGATGCTAATTGCTCAATATTTGCCATTTGGAAAGGAGTTCCCGTAGCGGCTGAAAAGTCGGCTAAAGCGTTTGCAGGGTCAAATTCAGATGAAATGAAGTTAATTGAAAGCATGTCTGTTGCAGTTGCAGAAGCACCTAACAATAACTCATAATCTACGGCTAAATAGATACTTTCATTCACCAACTCTCTGATTTCAGCTTCAACAAAATCGTAATCATCAAGCATATCAATACAGATGTCTACAATGTCGCGAACTTTAGCGAGTTCCACAGTACGATTTACCCAAGTTTTCTTAGTTGTGTGATCACTTGTAGCACAAGCAACAACGAATTTCGCATTACGTGTAACAACGTTTTCTTCGCGGTACTTGATGTACTCACGGCTAACAGGTTTGCGACGAAACAAGTCAAGAATAGCAGTTCGTCGAACTGGTTTACGTTCAGTGCCGGGGAGGAATTGAGCGTAATCGTCACGTTGACCAATGTCGGTTGCGCCTTGTGTACCCTTCAAAGTAATATCAAGCTGTTTGGCGTTGCTTTTATTCGCCATAATACCCTTTAGTACTTCTGAATTTTCTTGAATGTACTTTCTTAAACCTTCTTTTTCACCGCTTGCATTTCCTTTTTCACCAATTGACTTTAATTGCATCATTGCTTTTTCAAGTTCATCGGTAACTGCCTTTAAAGTGCCTTGCAATTTTCCAATATCTTCTTTTGAAGCGTTGTTTTTTTGCGCATCCTCAATAGCTTTTGTAAGTTCGTCCTTACGCAATTTCGCTTCGTGTTCAGCTTTATCAATTTGATATTGTTGCTGATCTTCGATAGGCAAATCACTAAGTTCTTTTAGTGTTTTGTACTCAAACATTTTTGATTGTTTTAAATTAATAAATGGCTTATTTGTTTCGAAGTGACTTTGTCGGCTTCTGTTTTTTGAGTGTCTTTCGACGGCTCAATATTTTTCTGTAGCAATGGTGTTGCTGAATTAGACCCAAACAATACCATGCTACTTTCTTTTACAATTTTAGATTCGTCTACTGCGAAAAAATAACCCTTTTCGTTTGCGTGATCTGAATTTGCTACACTTCCAAAAACATCATCCCACACCTTTTTTTCTTCTATAAAATCTGGACTTGTTGAGTTTACCGCAAAACGAATTTTCACATATTGCTCTCGGACTGAATTTTGAATCGGGTACTTACCATTGATAATATCAATGGCTTGTGGCATTTTTATATTGTCTTTAGCAATTTTAAAAATTAACGCCTGTGTGCTTCCTTCGTAATTATAGCCTAATTCTTTCCATAAAAATGATTTAAGCATCATTTCAACATCTTGCGGGTGCGCTATAATACTATTTACCTTTAATTCATGATCCGCAATGTAAAATATCTTACCCTGTTGATCATTAACACTTTTATTCCATGAATTATTCATCTGAATATCGTCATGAGAATCCATGAATAAGGTGGTGTTAATCACTGGATAAACGAACCCCTCATCCATACGCATCCCTTTTTCAGCGAATACTTTTGATGTGGATTGAATGGAAGTATCAAAACAATCTGATTTTCTTTCAGTCTTTTTAAGAGAAAGTAGAGCGTCTTTTTTAATCAACATTTCAGCGAATAAATGCTCTTTTGTAGAAAATTCTTTATCGGGAAAATACAACGATTTGATCATTCTATTTTTTTATTTCAGTTTCTGAATCAACCTGTTTAGCCTTTTTTAATTTGATTTTCAATAAATCAGTATCATTTTTCGGCTTTGCATTCTTGTCGTTTCTATTTAACATAATAACGAAGTTTAGGCAAATGTAGGTAAATTTCAATACATTTGTTCTGTTTAACATAATATTTTGATTCATGGGTTTTATTAGTATTGGCGGATTCAATTTACTTAAGTGGGGTGCTGGAAATGATAGATTTACACGAACACCTGCGGGCTGGTCGATTGATCCCGATTTTGAATACAATAAAAAATCCGCAAAATGGGAAGTTGTAAGCGGTCGTGAAATGGAGTTATTCACAACGACAGGGCAACTAAACAAGGTTGTAATGCGCCACGCTTCAATGTTTGCAAATGGTCGATTTATTCACAAGAAGAAAGACGGAACAAAGGAGGGTAAAATAATTGAGGATAGCCGACTCGTTGAATTACTTGAAAATCCAAACCCTCTACAATCTGGCGAAGAATGGCTAATGGAATCAGCTATAAATTATTGGGTGTACGGAAATAACTTAATTCTTCCAGTGAAGGGTACTTATCTAAGCGAATATCCAAGCGTAATAAATAATTTGCCTTGGAAACAAATTAAGATAGAAACAACGGGTAAACGTTGGAATGAAACGAAAGCAGATGGGGTTATAAAAGAATATCGCGTTTGTTATAGCGATGGGGTTGACGATGTCTATAAACCAAGTGAACTATTACACTTTCGACGTTCTGGTGGTAAATCGGCTATAATTGGTGAATCCATGCTTAACGCCTGTCACATGGAAATAAGTAATGTTCGTGCTTCGATGGGCTATCGGAATGTTAATCTAGTTGAAAAGGGTGCATTGGGTGTAATGTACAACAAATCGAGTGATACAAGCGGACGATTAGCACTTTCACAAGAAGATCGTTTAGCACTCGAAAAACAAACCCAAAATGAAACACATGGACAGTTCCATGGTCAAAGTAAAGTAAAGGTCGTTGATGGTGACCTTGGATTTTTGCACACTTCGCTTGGAATCAAAGAAAATATGCTTTTCGAGGAAATTGATGCGGACGTTAAAGTTTTTATCGATACCGTGCAATTAAACGATAATATTTTCAGCAAGGAAAAGTCGAAGATACAGGCTAACTTATTGGAAGGTTTGAAAATGGCGTATCAAGATGGGGTTTTTCCTTTTGCAGGTCGTTTTTGCTCATTACTAAAAAAAGGACTTGGACTTCCAGATAATGAATGGATTGAACTTGATTACTCGCATTTACCATGTTTTCAAGAAGATCAAAAAGAAAAGTCAGAAGTCGATAAAAGAAAAGCCGAAACGGTAAAAATATACGTTGAGTTAGGCTACACGAAAGAACAGGCAACTGAATTATTAGGGGTTAAACTCGTTTAAGCAAGCCCAACCTAACCAGTAGTTGGCAGATATACCTAGCAGGGTCAATAAGGTGATTATTAGCGTCTTCTGGCTCATCTGTAACAACTCCGTATCTATCAACAATGTATGAATAGTTTTCGTATTCATTGGATAAATTAGGTGAATCATCCGTATAGTAGACCTCGATATTTTCAATCAAATCTAACCCATCTTTGATGCTTCCCTGTCCTTTTTGCGCCCCTACTGCATAATCCCAACCGCAACGACGAAGCATTGATATTTTCAAAGGACGGTTATTATCGCAAACAATTGTCTGTTTTTTATTGATGCCTAATTTTGCGAACATCCATGAAACAATCCCAAGGTTTTCACCTTCTTTAGATTCTTGCTTCTTAAATTCTTGCAGGGTTTCAAGTGGTAATGATTTCATTATTTCCACCTCGGATGCGTAATTCATCTCACGTAGATACAATGCGCCATCGTAATACTTCGCCCCAAGTATTCCCCAATTGTGATTTTTACCCCAATCATTACCAATGTACTCAGTTGACTGCAAATCGTCATATTGTTTTCTTGGAATCTTTTTCCAACCAGAAAGAATACGATTTGGTTTTTCAGCTTTTAATCCAAGCGCATAAACAGCGTGTTTGTAAGCATCTGCCGTACCGTTCAGTACGTTAATTGGATTACTCGGATCGTATGATAATATCTTCAACTTCATTTCCATTGGGCAAAATGGATTGTCCTTGAAGGTAGAGTGTATTACCTTGCATCGTGGGTGGTTATTTAGTTTATCGCTCCAATGCGCCATCGATGGGTTCATATCGATAATGACCTGTTCAGCCCTCATGTCTATTTGGTGAAAAGTGTTTTCAGACATTTTGTAAGGCTCATTAAGCCACGCTATATTTTGCGATAAACCGTGAGCGTTAGTTGTATCGTCTCCTTGTGGTTCAACGGTCGATCCGTTGTTAAAAAATATGGTTCTTGTGTCTTGGGTGAACTTATATTTTCGACCTGAAAGAATAAAAACCTTTCTAAAATCCTTCCATACCGTCTCGCCCAAAGACGCTTTTGTGTCGCGCCAAACAGTTATCCTATAGCCCTCATTATTTTCGCACTCCCTAGCTGTCCACTCGCATAAACTAGTCGTTTTTGAACTACGACTAGAACCTTCATGTTTAATGTACTTGTAGCGTGGCATTGAATATTCTCCAACTTCATAAAAGTACTTAAACTCATCACCAAGCGTAATGAGTAGAAAGTTTTCTGGAATATCGTAAAGTTTTTGAACGGTAGTTATTTCTTCAATATCTTCAATTGAATCACCTGTATAGCTCTGTAAAACCAACTTTTCACCATCTTTACGAACTATTTTAATACGAAGTTTTGAGAAATAATCATGTTTTATAAAAACTTCTGTTATTCCATACGCTAAACTCATTCAGGCTTTAAATCATTTAATAAATCGTCGTATGACCTACCGTTACTTAATACGATAGGTATTGCGTTTGGTAGCTTATCTCCATCAGTTGTAACATCAATTTTATCACCGTATTTTTTAGGATTTAATTTAGAAACTAACCACTTCCTAGCATCGTATCTCAAACGGCTTCTTTGAATATTTTCATGATTTACCTTTTCAATGGTTATACCTTCTCCAATTTCAACCGTATCAATATCACCACTTGTTTCATCAACGATACAAAACATTTCATCAAGTAAGGTTTCAGCGCGCAATTCTGCCGCGCGCGCGTATTGTTTTGATTTTTCTAAGTCGCTGTCTATCCAAATAAAGAAA